GGGGAAGGAATAGGGGCAGGAGCAGGGGCAGGAATAGGGGCAGGAGCAGCGGCATTAGCAGATTTAGCAGGAGCAGCGGCATTAGCAGATTTAGCTGCGGCGGCAGCGGCGGCAAATCGGCCGACAGGAACAGGGGCAGGAATAGGGGCAGGAATAGGGGCAGGAGCAGGGGCAGGGGACCTAAAATTAACAGGACTATTATTTCTATCATTTTGTTTTAATTTTTTGAATTTCTCTTGAGCTTCTTTAACCTTTTTAACAGCAGCGGCCTTCTTCTCAGCCTTCGCGGCATTAGATAAAACCGTTGAATTCAAAGTATTATAATTAAAACCTTTATTCTCCCGTAGAATATACTTAATTGTATTTCTCTTAGTAGTGTTTGATGTAGATTTTAGTAATTCCTTTGCTTTCTTTATAGTATTGGCATTCGTCGGTTTATGTGCTAAGTTCCATATGATATTTTTTTCTCTTTCATTGTTGGTAGCTCTATGAATTTTGCTTCTATTATTTCTATAAGTATGATTCTTTAATATCTTATACCTTCCTTTAATATTTCCCTCAGGCATTTTTTATTCTACTTAACGCCTCGATTTTAATTTCCGTGTTCTTCTGCCACCCTTTGCTTGTGCTTTTCCCTTCGGCCTAGCTTTATACGCATTAATCGTTGCTTTTGCTTCAGTAAACTTCTGTCGTATAGTTCCTATTCTCGTTTTAATGTTCTGGTATGATTTATTTCTAGAGGCTGCCGTAGCTGGTTTAGGGGCAGGCACAGGATGGAGAACAGGAGCAGGGGCTTCAGGAGCAGGAGGAGCTAGACCAGGAGCAGGGGGGGCTAGACCAGGAGCAGGGGGGGCTAGACCAGGAGCTTCAGATCCAGCAGCAGGTCCACCAGGTGTAGACGCACCAGGAACTCTACTTCTAGCATTTAGAACCCATTGGGGCTTAGGGGGAAGTCTGATACCAGCAAGGGCAGGGAGTTTACGAACAGCAGGAGCTGGGATTGTCAGCTCTTTTAATTTTCTCGTAGAAGCAACAGCCGCCTTTTTAAGATTATTAGGCTTAGGTGCTCTAGGGGGCCCACCAGGAAGTCCAGGACTAGAAGCAGCAACAGGTCTAGGGCCTTTAGGGCGAGGAGGAATAGCAGCAGCTTGGGCACCACTATTGGCAAGATTGCGATTCATTTGTAATGGAAAGTCATCATTTCCAAAGATATTAGCAGCTGCGACAGGAGCAACAGCTGGAGGGGCTTCAGGTCCAGCAACAAAAGGAGCTCCAAGTTTAGGAGCAGGAGGAGCAGGGCCAGGAAATTCTACTTTTTTCCTACCATTTAGTAAAGCCTTTCTTGTCTTCTCTTGATTCATATTTCTAATATTCTTTTCAATAGATGCACGAGCAGCCGCTCTGGATCCCAGATTCCTTTCCTTTATAGCAAGATTTGCCTTCATCTGTGCCGCGGCCTGAGCAACCTCTATTCTTGCCGCCGCTACATCTACTTCTCTACTAGCATTTTCATATGCTTTTTGCCTTATAGACTTATTTCTATTGGTGAGCCATGTCGCATTTAAGTTTTTCTTTGTCTTTATTTTCTTGACTATCGCATTATTAAGCATTGTTTCTGCCTTCTCAGTCGTTACTTTGAGGCCAAAGAGTTCAGGAAAGTCTTCCTTCATTTTTGCCTCAAGCACAGGTTCAATCTCAATAACCGCATTATTAAGAAAGGCATCTATAACAAAGGTTACAAGAGGTAAACGAGAATAGATGATATTAATGGGTATAGTTGAACTTTCTGGAAAATACTTAGGATCAACAACAATATAGCTTTTTGTCTTCCCGTCATCGGGCAATTCATTATCATAAAACTCTTTGTCATTTACAATTGTCACACAGTCTTTTGATAAAACCTCACATAGATGTGTACTATAAGCTGCCTTATAGTTTAATTTACGTCCATGACTTCTTATTAGAGTAATTGCTCTTGGAAAATATTTCGCAGTAGAAAGTGAACATCTCTGTGATAGTTTTCCTTTATCTAAGATTCTTTTATTCTTATTAGGATCTGTTGATGGAGGACGGGTTGGGTCATTATATTCAAAAAACTGAATTTCAGTGCTAAGAGTACCTATATCTGTATGAAATAGGTCTTGTGCCATTTTTTCATAGTCATGCTCGTGGCCAAATTGAAGAATACTATTGATTAATTCTTTTTCTTCATCAGGGTTCAGTTGATATTTATCAGGGGGGTCAATAGGAATTTGTTTCATTTTATGATATAGAAAAACAAGGAGGCGTTTATAGGCTTCATCAAAACTTTCATCGCGTAGTTCTGGACGTTTATCTGATGCTAGTAAGCATTTAGCATCTTCACCTTCATTATCTAAAACATTCTTTATTTCTTTTAGCCATTTAGCCTTCCCCGCATTATTTTGCCTTGATTGAGCATTCATTGCCTCTCTAATTCTTTTAGCTTCAGCATTCTGAATCATACCTTTAGCCTTTTCTAAGATAAAGTATTTAGGATCGGTATTGGCTATATCTTTGTATTGCTCAATAAATGTCTTTGCCTCATCAAGTGTATATGGCCATAACTTATTTTTATGTAATAGCTCTAAAGATTTACCAAACCTATATGTATTACCCTCATTAATATTCTCTTTTGGGTTCAATAAATACTCTTTTAAAAAGGCTATTGCCTTCTCATTAGTATCAATTTCATTCTTTACCTTTTTCTCTTTAATTGCCTCATCCATATCCTCTTGTTCGATGCTATTATAGATACGTTGTATAAAATTCTCTTGAATACGTTCTTTCTGTATTTTGGGAATAGTAAGCAGGAATTTTGTTAATCTATATGGTGTAGTCAATATAGTATTCTCTTTAATAATAGATTTGATGACTTCTTTATAGTCTTCATTCCTTATATTATTTCTATTTTTCTTATGAGAAAGTAATTCATACCATTTATTGTTAAAGCTCAATTGTATATACATTTCGTTTTCTGGGCTATTTTTTTCATCATGATACATCTTAACTACAGTATCAAATGCCTCATTGCTCTTCTTACTATAATATGAATCATCTGTTAAAAGTTTATCCAGGTCAATATCATTAATATATTTTTTAATTTCATATTTATTTATATAATTCGCCATTTTTAATAGGTCTTTAAACCTATCTATATTATTTGGTGTATTCTCTATATAAGCCATCTCTTCTACATCATTATATTGACCTCTTCTTTCTAAAAAGAATTGTATATCTTCATCTGTATGTCTCCTTATATCTATATCATTATTATTTTTTTCCATAGTAGATCTTAAAACTTCTATTATTTTATTCTTATGATCTTCTACTCTCGTTTCAGAGCCAGGGTTTCTAGATTTACGATAAGAATAGTGTAATTTATTTGAATATAGAGTTGTATCCATATTATGCATTTTATTTCTGGTATCTTTTATTTTTTTTAGTTCTTTAATAAGTGGAAAATTAGTAGTAAATAGAGCAATTGCTTCCTTCATTTCTTGATGTATACTATCACTGTTATCATAAAAGTCATTATCAGTAGATTTTGTAGCAATTTCATTAAGAATTTTAGTAGAGTCCTCTTCACTGATACCATTTATGATGCTATATAATAATGTACTCCTTTTATACATCCCAAGATCTTCAAGCGGTTCTTCTAGAAACTCTATATATTTACGTATCCTTTCTAGATAAATAGGTTCTTTAACAGTAAATACATTATAATCTATAAAGATATCTTTTCCTTGTATTGAATTTATGAATTTTTTCTTTGATTCGCATGTTTTTATATGAAAATTTATTTCATCTATTAATGTCTTTATGCTATTATGTTTATTAAATAAACTCCTCTTTAATTCATTATATTTTCTTATAGTCTCTACCTTTTCACTATTACTTTGAGTAGTCGATTGTAATGATGTTTTGCTGTCTTTTTTTAGTTGATCTAATTTCTTTCGTTCAGGAATTATCTCACGTATAAATTTCTTTAAATCTGTATATAGTCCTTGTATTCTATCGTTAGGGCCTTTAAATAGACTTACTTCTTGATATTCTTTAATCAAATCTGTAAGTGTTTTAATACCTTCTTTATTTTCAATAGGGCTATCGTCATTAAGTTTAAGGCGAATGATATGTGGAATGTCACTTGGATATACCCTTTCTTTTGCAATATGATATTTTGCATGATTAATAGCATCGAGATCTTTTTTCTGTTCGTTTGGAATACTATTATATTCTTTAATAAACTTTCTAGCTGCGTTAACGTTAGGAATTTGTTCACTAGCCTTCCTTCTAGTTTTAGCATTTATAAGAGAAAGAGCATCAGGAGCAGGAACAGCAACAGGAGCATCAGCAGAGACAGGAGCAGGAGCAGCAATAGGAGCAGCAACAGGAGTAGGAGCATCAGCAACAACAGGAGCAGCAACAGGAGCAGGAGCAGGAGCAGCAGGGCGACCAAATAAACGATTCGTTAGTCTTTGTGTTAAAGTTCTTTTTTTAGAAAGAGCATCGGCAAAAGAAGAAAGACCAGTCGTTTTTTTAAGACCAGATTGAGGTAAGGGCCCATTAGACTTGCTTGATGGTAATCCAAAATTAAAGATAGTATTACGTCTCATTGTTTTTGCCCGTTGTTTAGCATCCTCAATAATTTTTTTTCGTTTGGCTGCCGCCGCTGCTGCATCCGCCATTTCTACACTACCACTAGAAATGAATCCCCACCTCTTACTTAGTTTATTCCACATCTTTGCCGTTGTCCCCTTTTTCCTCTATGTTGCCCTATCAAGAGCAAATACTCATCCCCAAGCATACCAGGCCCTCTTTGGCCTCGGAATCGTTTTAATGATCTACCAATCCTACAAGGCCTTCACCCGTTATTTCACAAACTCGTCCTATCTCTGGGTCAATCTACTCCATGTCTTCATCATTGGCCCTCTAATCATTTATATCAGTGCCAAGGGCAAAGAAACTCCCCGAGCTGCCTATGAGATGCTTGCTCTCGTCTCCTTCGCAGCTCTCGGATATCATATGTATTCGCTTGTCCTAGAAGCCAATATCGCAAATGACGAAAAAAAATAGATTTCTTCCCTGGCCTCTACATCATATCTAACAGACAGACTCCAGCAATTCATGGACTTCAATGCCCTTTGAAATCATACACGAGCCAATATGATAATGAAAGGCCGTCCCACTCTTGAACTGTTCAGAGCAGCAGCTACACTGAATCACCTTCTTATTATCAACAATAATCTCGGTCTGATAGTTACTGACCTGTTCCCTACAGTGCTTTCGCAGGAAATGAATCCGCCGATTCGCCTTCGTCAGACTCTCAAACTCGCAATTATCAAGCGGACATTTATAGACCTCAACCGTCGTCTGCTGTCTAATTTCAGGGTGTCGCGCAGCCATATGTGTCTGGAGTGTTAAAGCATGAAGGAATCCATGCTTACACACAGAACATACATGGGCGAAATCACCAGCGTGCTTCTTCATATGGTAATGCATCGTGGATGGATTACCATTTGGATGTGTCGGGGTGGACTTCGGCTTGAAAGAACACTTATCATGTCCGCACATGAGATGGCCATTCTCGTCTCTCTTATAAATGTAAGGAGTGGCCATTGCTTTTTGCTACCCCCTTTGTAACGGCAACAAGCTTCAATTTTTGTGCCTCAAGTCCCTGACTCTTTGGGAGGGTCTGCCACCAATCACTTGCGGCATAGTCACTTGATACATTATAGTTTGTCCAGCCTGTCCATAGACTTCTTTCGCATTCTCCATGCGTGCGGCCATTGTCTTCATTCGTTGTAGCCTTCTCTCTGTCAGTCCTCTTCTCTCGTAGATTCTGTATGCGACAGCGGCAACCACAATGAGGGCCACAACGCCACCAATCGCAGCCCCAACGGTGATCGACAGAGAATTCGCTGCCGCTGCCGCCGCCGCCTGATTCAAAGCGATCAGATTAAGACTCGCAGTAGATGTTGGACTTGGTGTGCCTGTTGTTGACGAAGTCGGTGTGGGTGTATCTGAATTACTTACGGATGGTGTCTGTGTTGGTGTTACACTGGATGTTGGAGTCTGTGTTGGTGTAGACGACGCAGTTGAACCAACGGAAAGGGACGGCGTCGGTGTAGGTGTTGGTGTAGACGAAGATGTCATTGTATTTGAGGCAGTTGAACCAAAAGAAAGCGAGGCAGTCCCTGTCTTTGAGGGAGTGGGAGTCGGCGTCGATGTTGGGCTCACAGAGGGGGCGGCCGATAAACCAAATCCAGGGGCAGTCAGAGTATAGATGGACGAAACGATTGTAGGAACATAGGTTGTTCCGAACCCAGACGGAACAAAGGATCGGGGCAAGGTATACAAGACGGTGTTATTTCCTGGGACTGACTGATGGACAACAGGAGTTCCGACGGTTCTGGGCCCGCCACCTCCACCTCCGCCACTACTCGCCACAGTGACGGTTGTCAAGCCCAAGCCAGCCTGCCCGACAGCAAACCAGGAAATCGAGATATTTCTACCGTCACATAGAAGATTCCCTGTAATTGCCGATCCATTATACAACACTTGAGGACCTGAGAGGCCACTTGAAAGCACGACAAGTGTATCACTGCTATTGAGTGAAACGTCAGGACTTGACACTGTTGAAAGAAGAACGGGGGATCCTATTGGTCCAGTCGCAGTCGTAAGTAGAGACGTATAGTTTCCAAACGTAACATTCGCACCTTGGCCTTTCGTCACGCTTGCTCCTCGATAAGAAATCTTGATCCACTCATCGGGCAAGATATTCTGCGACAGCCAAGAGACCGTAAGGTTTTGGCCAGTATAGATCAGTGTATGGGAGAGATTCAGCGATGTGAAGCCCGCGATAGCACATGAGTCGACATAGCCAAAGGCGGGCTGAAGAGTGCCGCATGTGCCAGATGTCTGATCGGTCAAACACCATTTACTCACTTGACTTATTCCTGTCCAATCTTGCTTACTAGAACATCCTACTACCGCAGTCGCAGACGCATTCGGGGTTGTCACGCCATTTTTCACGAGAGCACACGGGCATCCTGTATCACTTAGAATCGTCGCATCTGTATGTTGTAGGAAAAACAAGGTAAAGAAGACACTAAGCATCCTTACCTTGAGATTAGGATTATTCTTTTAGGGTCTAAATAAACTACGAAGAAACATCAAGAGAATGGAAGAGAATACGTTCGTTTTCAGTGAAATTATCCGTTGTGGTCTAATTGGCAAGATTGCCTTTGACACTTTTCATCAGCAGCATCCGACTCTAAAGCTTCATGTGTTTGGAAGAAAGGAGGATTTTAACTTTATTAGTGAGCATCCAAATACCGTTCGTCATTATTTAGATGATAATAAAGAGATTATTGAAGCCTTTGATTATGGTCACAAGGGCACGTCAATGGTCTGGACGAAGGTAATTCTAGAGGCAAAGGAGAAGTATATTATCCACATTGACAGTGATGTTGTATTCCGCGGAAACATGGTTCAAGATGTCATTGATAAGTTAAAGGACTATGATTTGGTAGGAAGCCTTCGTAATTATCCGAACAATCCAAACAAGAGAGATGATGTTCGTCATCTACCAGATCTTACACAGACCTATTGTTTTGGATTCAATAAGGACTTTATTTATGTAAAGGAACCTGAACTTCTACGTCGTCTTGTCGAGAACTCACTTGATCAGGAAACTGTCATGTCACTTATGAGAAAGTATCCTCTATATCGATATGTCCCAACTATTGATTTCTTTGATCCTGTTGCCTTTATAATGCTAAGAGAAGGTGCTACCATTCATATCATTCACAGTGACGTTATAGGTGGAACAAATAATGAAGGTAAGCGTGTAAATAGTTATGGGCCCTTAAATGAACATATGGATTTTGGCGATAAGATTGCTCATTTTGCGTCGGTGGGCAGTGGCTTGAACTTTTTGAGTATGATTCAGAAAGGTCAAGAGATCAAGGTTCCTAGTTGGTATGTAGAGTATGCGATGGGGAAGCTCGATTTGTATATGAGACTCTTCTATACTACAAAGATTCTACCCGATGAAAAGAATCAAGAGTTTTTGAAATATGAGGTGCCATTACGAGCGGCGTTTGGTCTTCCGCCTGTTTGAAAGTAAACGCGTCTTCTTTTGCTTTTGCCTATGTCTATGTGTTTTTCTTACACGACGCCTTATACGTCTACGTCTAGCCCCACCCTCAAATGCACAGAGAGACGCAAAGCCTGGTGTATTTATAACAGCGTCGTATTTATTACCACCAAATCTGAGACCACAAATATAGTTTACAGGCTTACCCTCTGTAAGAACAGAAACTAGATCATTAAAATACACTGGAGAATTCATACATCCTGGATTATTCGTTAAAATGAAAATATCAATGCCTTGGGCATATAGTAAGGTCAACATGGCCCGAAGTTTATATAAACGTTCGGTTCCTCCTACAAGATAATTCATATAGCCTTCCGCAGTTATTTCAGGCAGAGGGTATCGTTGTTTGAATGTTAATGTATTGGGATAGTGATCCGAAGAAAATCCTTCAATGACGCTTAGTGTCCGATCAAAATCAATCAGAATTGCTTTTTTACCGTCACCTTCTGCCCAGTTAAGGACTTGTTCAATATGTTCTTCCTTTATTCCACTTGACACATCATATAAGTCTCTATTATTAAAATTTATACAGAAAAAATTCATTGCCGCTCTTCCTTCGTCGGACAGGCCAGCTCGAAATTCCTCATATTCAGGTCCATTTACAATATCGACTTCGGGAGGATGACCTTGAATTCCCCCAACATGAATTGATGTTATCTTGGGGCACCATTTCAGTTGTTCAATATAGGTTAGATCATTATCTAAAAATAACGCCGAGTCATACTCTGCGGCGGCCATTCTTTCTAGTAAGGAAGGTCTAAATAAATCTCTATGATGTCTTCTAATGATCTATATTCTAACCCTTGGGATTGGTGCCGATTATTGTAAGGCCCTCTCTAAAGCATTTGAGTCGAAGCGACTCTACGCCGAGAAACACGGATATACATATATTCAGGGGTCGGAGTCTTTCTGGGATCGCGAGAGACCAATTTCGTGGTCAAAGATTCCTTTCCTCCTTCATCACCTCAACATCATTCCAGAGGACTCCATTGTCTGGCTAAGCGATGCGGATGTCTATATTACAAATCCCGAGTTGAGGTTGGAGGATCATGTTCTTCCGCTCTTGCCTCCGAATAAGGATTTTTTGATGACAATTGATGCCTGTCGCAACGTGAACGCAGGAAATATTATTATGCGAAATACGGCATGGACACGTGATTTCTGGAGACGAGTCTACGACCAGACGGATTGTATTTATCATATCTGGTGGGAGAATGCGGGGATTCTAAAACTATTAGGTGACGGGCCAGAGGACAGGGACCATGTTCAGATTACAGGGGAACACAAACAATTCAATGCGTATATACAGGGTGCCCCGAATCAGCCGCTTTGGACGCCTGGTGATTTTCTAGTCCATTTCGCAGGAATTTATGATCCGAAGAAAATGGAGGAGTTTATCGAGGCTATACGGGAAGGAAAGGTTCCAAGGATTTCGATGGTATAAACTGTCGTTTAGATTTATGTATAAAAATAAATTATTATGGTATGGATATCACATTCGGTATTATAACATCTGGCAATGATGAATTTATTAATAAAACAATTGATAGCATTGAAGCCGAACAGATTCCAAACTATGAAGTCATTATTGTAGGTGCCTTTTCAAGCATTCGAAAGAATACAACTGTTATTCCATTTGATCTAAATATAAGTGCGGTTTCAATAAAAAAGATGATGATAGCAGAAAAAGCAAAGTATCCTATTCTGGTCATGCTGCACGATTATATTCGTCTTAAGCCTGGATTCTATGAGGGGTTCGTGCGATTTGGTTCTGATTGGGATGTTGCGTCGTGTCAAATTCTTCAACGAGATGGAAAGAGGGGCCTTGATTGGCTTGGACTACCAAATGATCCTATCTATGGAAATGTATTACTTCCATATGATTATAGTAATCCTAAGGGACAATATGTTCCTGGTAATTTTTTTATTGTTAAAAAGGATTTTTTAATTAAGTATCCTTTTAATGTAAATTTAATGTGGGGAGAATCTGAGGATATTGAATGGTCAAAGAGAATATTTGGGGGAATATATAACTGTGGTTGGTTTCGTGATATTTTTAAGGGAGCTCTTCCTGATGAGCCTTCTTACGAAGCTGTTTATAAAATGAATATGTATTCTGCGGTTGAATATTTAAAAGAAAAAAAGCATGATCCTCTTTTTGATGAGAAATACGACTTACATTCAACAGCACATACGCAACCCCCAGAATGTAATATACATACACATCTATATATGAGAAAACGATAAAAATAATTTCTAAACCATAAATATAGAATGTCTAACAATAACGGCACCATGAAGAATATGATGGGTGGAAAGATGCCTGCGGTAGGAACGAAGGCCCAGGTCTGGCATGGCACGGCCAAGCACACGTCCGGCGGCCTGACAAAGAGCGATCTCATGAAGACTCGCAAGGGCCGCATCGTCAGCAAGAAGAAGCACGCGGCTGGCAAGAAGGCGTTGAAGCAGCTGAAGAAGGCGGGCTATGTTGCCAAGAAGGGCACGTTTAAGCTCTTTAAGAAGTAAAGAGCGACAGCGACGTAGGAGCTCAAGCTTTTCAAGAAGTAAAGAAGTAAAAAAAATATCCAAAATAGAATGGCTCCACCAAATATCAAACCTCTTACAATTGAAGAATTAAATGCCCTTCATCTTCGTGTTATCAATAATGAAGGATTCCCAAATGTATTATCTGAAATAGAATATCATTCAAATGAATTTGTCCAACCTAGAGCACAGGAATATATACGGCGTATTAGAGAATATTTTGATCGAGAAATTGCTGTCAATGGATTCGTTCAGCCAGCTGAAGATTTAATTCGTATAAGGGCTGCTCTTCGTTTTCTTATACGAACAAAGATTAATCCTATGGAGAGCCTTATGCCAATCGAAAATATTTTACCTCCAGTTGCTCGAGTACCTCCCCCCCCTCGGCACGGAGGTAGACGTCGTAAACACAGAAAAACAAGATCAAAGACACAAACACGAAAGGCCAGAAGTCGTCGGTAAGCGACTTAAAATCACCATATAAAAAGATCCAGTGAATCTATTTATATGTCATTACAACTACCCGTTGTGATTGTCCATACAGGAAATCAGCTCTATTTACAAAAATGTATTGAGCTTAATTCTCTATACAATAAAGTCTATCTCCTCGGTGACGATACAAATAAAGAGACACATAGTGAGTTCACGCATATAGACTCTCTCCAGACGAATGAAGTGATCGAGTTTAAGAAATGTTTTGTGAATTACAGCACAAATGCGTCGACGTATGAATTAAATTGTTTCCTACGCGTGTTCTATATAAGAGAGTTTATGAGGCAGAAAGGATTTGAATCGGTGTTTCATCTCGACAGTGATTGTATACTTCTCGAAAAGTTAAGTGAGATATTTCCTGAGACTACAGATCTGGTTGCGTATTCGCTACAAACCAATCAGGCCTTAAATCACATGGTTGGATCAATTCATAACGGGCTGTTAACGATGACCTTCTGTGATCTATTTATTCAGCTCTGTTTTGATATTTATAAAACAAAAAGCAAACATCGTCTCATTGAGCCGAAAATACGTCATCATACAACCTATAAAATCGGCGGAGGTATTTGCGACATGACTCTCTATTATTTGCTCAACTCGGAAGGTATTCTTCGTTCAATCGACGATTTGAATCAACCACGAATGTTGTTTGGAGAGAAATGCGTCTTTGATCATCAACTCTCAAGTAGTTATGGATTCCTCGGAGACAACACATATAGAATGAAAGACGGTCAAAAGGAACTTGTTGAAGAGAATAACAAGACGTATGTAAAGACTGTTACAGGTGAGAAGATCCGTCTTCTCAGCCTTCATTACCAAGGAAAGCATAAGACATTACTCACAGTGAAGTGAAGTGAAATTTGAAACAAATTCATCGTATCCTGGTAGCCAGAATACAATGAATTACAGTGCCTGTTCTCTTTGTAAAGGATACGGCCACAACCTAATGAACTGCCCCGATCTCCGTGATACAAGTGGTCAGCAAGGAGGAGGCGGTGGCCATGACCATGATGACGATCATTTCGCCGAGCAAATCCGATCCGCCAATTCGCGTAAGAATTCTGCCGATTCAGTCGCATTGAACGTATCGGCCGTCGCATCTCCTTCGCCCACGTCATACCAGTATACGGATCCAGATCTTTCTGACTCTCCAATGGAGGACCAGACAAGTCCCGCTCTCGCCGCCTTGAGTTCGGGAACAACCGATTTCAGATTGATTGCCGCCAGTCTGAGAGATCCCATTCGTGAGAGCAAGCTTTCTTCGATGCGATTCGCGTCATAGGCACTCGGAAAATAAATAACATCCCACTCTCCCTTTGGTTGTCCGAGGCCAAATCCGAGGACAGTTGTATCGTGGGAACAGAGTTTCTGTAGCACGGGGGCCGACGGCTCTTCGCCCAACCAGACAACCCGTAATGGCTTCCCCGCATGCCCACTGTAGGTCAAGGCAAGGCGAAGATCCTGTGTGTCTTTTAGTCTATAGATACAATCCCAGTCTGTTTTTTTGGCCCAATGAGGCAGTTTACGACCGTCGCTTATAATTAAGAGACTTCGTCCTCGTCCGAGAAGTTCTTGCTCCAGGACACGGAGACGATTCGGGACGAGTGTTTCCTCGCCTTGTATCCATATTTTCCGACCTCGTAGAGAACTTGAGAACCCCTCTACACGAACGGTATCCATCTTTGTATTTAGCGTCTAAAACGAGATCGACCAGAGAACCGCAGTGCCAGTCCTAGAATAGACCCCACAATCAATACAGTCGCTACTGTTTTCGGTATATAATCCCATTTATATAAGAAAATCTTCTTAAAGAGAATTTCCTCCGACTTTTTGAACTGGGCGGAGTAATCGATCTCCTTATTTTCAATATCAGATACACCCGTGGCCTGTGTTGCCAAATGAGGAACCGTGGACCATGATCTTTCCTTTTCCTTATAATACACATCGATTTTCATATTCTCATGGATCGCGTCCAATAAATGATCGTAGGATCCCTCATGAATCAGAATAAACTGTGTTGCCCATCCTGAGACTTCAAGAAGCGGGGGCTCTTCCTGAATAACACGGGCTGAAAACAAATACGAGGATCCGCCGTTAAAGATATCCCATTCACTACGTCTGGCCCATAAGGACGGCAATAAGGCCCGAAACCGTTCCTGGGCATCGTTCTCGGGCTTACAATCATCTTCAACAATGAGAACCCACGGATATTTACGATCTTTGGCGATCTGAATACATTTTTTGTGAGAAAGACTACATCCTTTCCACCCAGGCTTCATTCGCACAGCCTCCACTCTCTGAAGAGGGACACGCCAAGACTGAAAGGCATTCTGTATTGAGACCCATCGATCTTTTCTCTCTTCTAAGTTAATCACTAAAATAGGTGGAATATCCATCCTTTCTATCCGAGCATAAGAAAAAGAGTTTCTCCCGTTCAGTTGGGCAATATAGAGGAGTTGTCATTTCAGGCATCATACATAGACTTCCTTCGAGTATGGGTGCATTCGGACATACAATCACAACACCCTTATTTGTCAGGGCATAGTCTTCATGAGTGTGATAGAAGATATGAAGATCTAATGCTCGCTTTCCATTTTCTGCGAGTAGGTATTCAAACGTCTGCCCATCCTTTGCGTGTATAAGACGTCTATGGGATGACGCCAGCCATGCCAGAGAGATCTTATACTGAGGTTCGTCGTGTCCTAACCAGAGGTCTCCACCCCTATACCATACATCACATTCAACTAGAATACCATCATTATCACGCTTCTCTAGAATATCAGGGGCGTTTTCTTCCATTAAAGAAGGTCCACACAGATTTCCACGATGTGCGATAAACGTGTATACAGGCACCTTGTAATAATCATAGCGTTCGGTGTCAAGCTGCCTCCATGAGCCTTTACCTACAATCCACGAATTTACATGGAGATCACCAAAGACACACTCTGACCAACGGATCCTCTCGGCCTCCAACTTCTCAAGCATGTCACGTGTGGGCTGTTTCTTCCAACGGAACAGAGTGCTGTGAATAATATCGTTTTCATACGGAATATCATGAGGCAGGCCCTCGACTAGAAGTGAAATCTGGATAGTCCTGCGTAATTGTAATAGACTAGCATAGTCTTTTGAGTAGCCGCATAACGCTAAGCCCGAGGACGTCCAGACAAGGCCTCTATATTGAACCGAATAGGCCTTCGGATTGATTTCAAGGACCTTCTTTATTGATAGAGCCACTTTTTCGGCGACTCCAGGATCTACTGAAGCAGAAGTCTTGAAGGAATGGTGCTGTAATAAAGTCAAATGGAGTTGGCCCTGTCCCTGTTCCTGATTTCCTGTAGGCACAGGTGTATACAAATAGATACTGTCGCCGAGGATATCATATAGACGCGAGACCAGTCTATGAAACGAAGGAAGAAGTGACCAGTTTCCTAGGGCATAGGTCGCATAACACCGTTCTGTCGCTATAGACCTATTTACAGACGTTAGTCCTTTATTCTTGATGTTCATTGTATCATAGATTCTCTCCAGTGTATCAAATGAGTTCATGTAAATAGTCTCTGCGAAATTTCTCTAAGTCTTCGGGAACACCGAGGCCCCACATTCCTTTACAGAGACTCACACGGGCCTTTTTACCCGCTGCGATCGCCTCATTATAGACAGGGCATACATAGAATTCATTGTTGGTGCGAATATTCTTGGCGATCATTTGCTCGGCATACAGAACAAAATCGGACCCCTTGGCCCATCCATACAATCCTACAGTCGCAAAGGGGCTTATCCACTTCTTCTCGGCAACTTCAGTCACAAGGCTATCATTGTCAACGGACGCATAGGACCACTTGATGTCGTTCTGGTTCGGTTGTAGAAAGGTGAGGATACAGCCATCATAGGTTGGATTTAATAGAGACTTATAAAAGGAATCAGAGTTCCATTCGAGAAACTGGTCGCTGTTGACAATGACGAGGGGGTCCTCTGAATTAATTCCCTCCTTTGCGAGCAGAACAGAACACGCGGCCCCCTCTGTGACGCCTTTTGTTAAATAAATCGCGAAGCTTACTCTTGGAGGCATACCAGCAAAAAGCTCATGAACAGGATACAGGGTCAAATGGTCGGATCGCATAATGAGATGGAACCTTACAAAGACAGATTCATCTTTCGGAAGCATGTTTTCGAGAACCCACTGAATCATGGGTTTAGAACCGACAGGAATAAAGGGTTTGGGATCCTTGAAGCCCGCCTTTACAAAGCGTGAGCCTTCGCCCGCCATCGGGACCACAATATTGAGGCGATTCACATGTGCGTAACGAGACTGAATATGATCTTGCGACAAGGCTAAATCGACGAGTTCAAGAGTAACATCCTCTGCGTCTTCGACTTCAAGGACATGTGCTCCTGACGCATATGCGGCCTCTCGCCCGTGCTGACTATCCTCAACAATAAGACAATCTGAAGGGTGAACACCTGCGGCCTCCATGGCCTTCAGATAGAGAGCAGGCGACGGCTTTCCTTCACTCGCATCCTCGTTTCCATAAAAGGCCTCAAAGAAATGATGTATTTCAAGGGCTCTCAATGACTCATTCACTGTGTTGCGAACAGCATTGGAAACACAGAAAAGGCGTAGACCTCTTGACTTTAATGAAGTCAATAAGTTCGTAAGGGTCGCACGAGGCTTCATCGTTCCGGGTAGCAATAAAAGAGTCAACTCCTGTTTTTTTGTGTATACTTTTTCGGCCTGTTCCGCAGTCAAGCTGCCCTTTTCAATAAGCATCGCTAACTTCTTTTTCGTCGGAAGTCCATCCATCACCTTTTCATGCTCAGCCCATGTAAGATCGATTGCTACAACTTCTTTTAATGCGTCTCGGAAGGTTTCGAAATGGAGAACTCTCGAATTAACGAGAACTCCATCTAGATCAAAGAGCACACACTTCATAGCTTTCTAGAATTTGTGGGTTGCTTTTAGATGGAGTTAGTATACGCGTTTATCCTTTTGATTCTTCTTGACTTGCCGTGGCTTTTTGTTTCTTCTGGCTTTGTGAGCAATATGGTGGAGTCGATCCAACGATCTCCCTTACAGTTTAATCTATGGCCTGCCCCGATTGTCTATATAGCACTGGCCTATCTGATGACCAAACTCAAAACACCCACAGAGGCCTTTGTATCAGGTCTTTGTGTGTATGCTGTCTATGATTTCACGAATCTCTCAACATTCAAGAACTATAGCCCTTATTTCGCAGTCGCGGACTCATTGTGGGGAGGTATCCTCTTTGCGTCTACACGATACATTCTAAATCGGGTTTTTACATAGGAGATCCATTATTATTTTCATTATTAACTTTTACATTCGCCTTTAGATTATTGTATAATTGATAAATATTCAAACGAAATTTTAACTTCATATCATCGCTTACATTCAGGCCTTCGATCGCATTAATCATGTCATCTTGACTATTATATTTTGCCACGAGATTTGCCATCATCTTTGCCTCTCTAGGGCCAAAATTTACCTTTTTTCTTTCTGCCTGAGCTTGCTCATTTGTTGCCCATTTTCTTTTTTCCTTTCTGTTTTCAGCTGCAAAAAATTTCGTATATCCAGTGCCTTTTGGAACAGATTTTCTTGATTCTACTAAGTTATTTTGATATGCGGCAGCCTCCGCTTTCTTTTGTTTGGCGAACGGATTTAGGAAACTGAAGTTGAACATAGAAGGCTTCTTCACTTCAGTAAATGCATGTCCTTGCCCACGTGTATTCTTATTATTTCGTAACTTACGCGTTGATCCATTGTTTGCCGTAACTGTATTTGAAAACTGTAAGGTTCTCGCCTTAGGTAAGGTGTTATTTAAGCGTTCTCTTATAATACGTTTATCATTGACACTGATATTTATATTTCTATTTATGGCATTATTCATATCTTTGCGTGTAGAAAACTGGCTTTTTAGACTATTGATATATTGATTAAATCTATTTTTTGTTGAAACGACCTCATTTACGGGATTTGCCCTTGATCTGACATTTACAGAACCACTTCGATTGGTAGAACCAATTTGAAGTGGCGGAAACGCTTTCCGTGTGTATGTTGACATTCTATCTATTTAGATGTCTTAAAATTTTTAGACATTATTAAAATTTTGATACACTATTAAAATTTTTAGACATTATTAAAATTTTGATACATGGAGGCAATATTCATCATGAATTTACGCTTCATGTTGTTACTTAAATTCAGGCCTTCTACCGCTACCATCATATCGGCAGGATCATTATATTTAGCTGTAAGGTTGGCCATTAACTTTGCCTCTTTAGGGCCAAAATTTCCCCTAGCATAAGGTCTCCTATAGTTTACGCTGCCTGGCCCTGAAAATCTGGAGATTGATTCCATAACTTCCTTCTCATTCGGATCCATAGCATTGAATTTTTCCTGGGTTAGTTTATTCATTACCATATTGGCCTGAGCTTTAGAGTTCGAACGAAATTCTTCTAAACTGTTTGGCCATGCTCTATATCTTGAGAATCCCCGTGTATTTTGATTATTCTTCTTTGTATTATTGGAAAACCCAAATGCTTGTAGACCATACTTTCTCATTAAGTTTCTTGATCCATTCTGTCTCTTCAGCGTCGGCTTCGGTTTTGCGAGAAGGTTTACACGATTTCTCCGTGTCATTGTAGGCGAAAACGCCATTCTTCCTCTGTTATTGCGATTACCAAAAGCTGCATTGAACGCAGACTGCGGAGGCATACTATTTAGTAGTCTATAAAATAGATGGCTAACAATGTCTGAAGATTGTTTTATTTGTCTAGAAAATACAAGACGACGACAGATTGATTTAGATTGTGTTTGTAAAGTCTGTGTTCATTCAAAATGCTGGAAAGAATATACTAAGCATAAGGGCCACGAAGAGTGCCCGTATTGTCATAAGGTTTCAAAAGGTGAAGAAGATACAGTATGTATTGAAAAGGCAATCTGGATAGTGTATTCTATTGTCGGGATATATCTTGTATTCGGCATTTGTCTACTACTCAAATAAAAGGATTGTGAGCCCAGTGTAACAGGGCCTGTCTCTGTGTGGGTCGACACGTCAAGTCACCTGCTGAACAATTCGCCTTAATTGCCCCCGAATGACGGACAAATGCCTTCCATCGTTTGATTTGGACCAAGTCTAACTCTGGAAGTCTGCGACCCATCCAATAGCGGCAATACCATTGAAACCAGCCTCTCTCATCAGGGTTTTCTTTGGAATCACTCAGAATGGCCCGACCCATTTTATCGATATGCCGTTTCTGGCCTTTCACAGGCGGCACCCAT